TGGAGAAACAACCATGAAGTTAGCACCACCGCGTAGAGTACGCTGATGGATGATGTTAGACACCTTCTGAAGCTTAATTCCAAGAGTTTGGAACCAGCTCATCTGAGTGTAGTAAACACCAGCTGTGTTAGAAGTAAACGCTGTGTTAGTAGCGTTGATTTGGTTACCAACCTTTGCAGACCAGTACTCAACAGTTGGAGCATTCTGGATCAACATGTCTAGGATTTCGAGGTCGATCTCAAGAGAGATGTGCTCAGAAAGTAGACCAGTCAATTCAGCTTCAGCATCCAAGCTGTGGTAAGCATTAAGGTCCTGAGCAAATTCAGGAGTCCATTGTGCTTTCAACTTACGAGTCTTAGCAGAGATAGTTTGAGACTTCATCTGTACGTTGATCTCTGGGATAACGATAGATGTAGCAGACAAACTGTTTGGTACAGATGGAAGACCAGAACGATCTTCGAAATCACCACGGCTATTGAAATCAGTAGCCTTGTTGTAGTAAACAGTCAATGAAGATGTTGCAGCGAATTCTGCAGTAGATGCAGTTACGAAGAAATCAACATTAGCACCGTTCAACTTAGTGAACTGCTGAAGAGTATCAGCTACAGCAAGAGCACCAGAAGCGATAGTGAAAGCACGTACGCCATCAATATTCAAGCTTCCGCTTAAAGAAGAAGTAGGTACACTTAACTTCTTGATTTCACCAGCTACGATAGAAGATGAGAAAGCAGAATTGAAATCTACTTCAGCAAATGTAGCAGCAGGGATGTTAACAGAAGAAGAAAGGATAACTACAGAAGCGCTGAACTGGTTCAAAGAATAACCAAAGCGACCAGCACCATAAAGAGCGCCTTGAGCAAGGTTACCGAAGTTAGCACTTGGAGTACCATATACAGAATCACCACTAGTGAATGGTGGTTTTGTGTTACCATACTGGAAATCTAGATAGAATACTAGACCAGCTGGTAGGTTCATTGGCTGTACGCTAACGAACTCTTTAGAAGCGATTTGTCCGAAGATCTTACGAACTAATGGAAGAGCTACACCAGCCCATTGCTCACCAGTACCTGGAGTAAAGGTAGCACCACCGGTATTAAGGTTACCGTTAGTTGTAGTAGATTCAACGACAAGTTGCTTAGCTTGATTCTCAAGAATTACTGCCATGTTGTTAGCATCGTAATCCTGAAGGCCTTCAAGAAGACCAGACTTTGACCACTTCTTAGCAAGTTTCTGAGCAACACCATGTTGATCAGAGAAAGCTGTTTGAGCGGATTCAGTCAAAAGGGATTGAACTAAGTTTGCCATTTTGAATAAATGTTTGTTTTAAAAATTGATTACTTTTTAATTCCAGCAAGTGTCTGCCAACGGTTAATAAATGGATCAGCGTCCACGATAGTAGCCTTTGGAGCAACACCAGCTGCTTGTGAGGCAAAACCAATTGATTCTTTAAGTTGTGCTTTCTTAGTCTCATTGAAAGACTCTTTCAAAGTCTCATAAGTGTTCTTAACTTCGTTTACGTTAGTAGCACGGTCAAGAGCATTGATAACTTTGATTTTTTGAGACTCACTAAGTGACTTAGACTTGAACAACTTGTTCATGTAAAGGTACTTTGCGTTTAGCAAATTAACCTCTTGAAGGTCTTGACGCATTTTTTCAATGGTTGTTTTAGCTTCTTCAAGCTCTTCTTCCATTTTCTTTTTCTTGTCGTCATCTTCTTCTTTTTCTTTCTCAGCTTTCTTCTCTTCTAGCTCTGGGTAAGTTGGCTTCTGCTCACCACTAGAAAAACCTGGGTCACGGTGATCAGCATCTTCCATACCTTCAGCCTCAAGTTCAGCTAAGATTTCTTCTAGAGTTACTTCAGCTTCAGCTTCAGAATCAGAATCAGCTTCGTCAGAAGGCATACCCATATCAGCTTGTCCAGCCATTACAGATTGAAGTACTTGCTTTAGATCTCCTAGAGTGATATCAATCACCTTAGTCTCATCGTCAACAACTTCTTCAGCTTCTTCCTCTTCTTTTTCTTCTTCCTCTTCTTCAGCTTCTTGTAGCTCTTCATCGATGTTTTCAGCTAATTGCTCAGCTTCTTCCATCTCTGCCTCTTTTTTCTCTTCCATTTCTGGTTGATCAGCTTCAGTGGCAGTAAGCTCTTCGAGTTGAGCAAGAATCTCTTCTA